CGTTGCCAGCATCCTTTGTCCAGCTCAGGCTGCTATTCAGGCGGATTACACCATCAGTGCCGTCAGTGCCCCAGATGTAGCCAGCAGTGCCGCCACTAACGACAGCGACCTTTTCATCGGTGCTGGTGGCTGGGATGTTGAGTGCTGTCTTGAAATTGTTGAAGGTGATCTTCTTTTCCTTCTGCGCCGATGCCTCGCTCGCATCGTGAATCAAGATCAGATCAGAGGCGCCATCAACGCTTGCCAGCGTGGCTAGGTCATCAACTGCAGGCACCACCGGCAACTTGGTGGTGGCGTCAGTGGCAACGTGCAGCGTGCCACGGTCAGTGGTGATGTGCGGCTCACCTGCCAACATCCCTGTGGTGGGCAGGTTGGCCTTAAGGCCACGCTTGAGCTGAAGGCGAGCCATGGCGACTAATTAAACGTTCCTCCGTCAAGTGTAGCGATCCAGCTGGCGTCGTAGTTAGCGTTAGTGTCTTTGATCAAAATGTTGCCTGGATCACCGCCCGTGGGCAAGCCCCCTGCTGCTTGACCGGATGGTCCTTGCGGACCTTCAGTAATAACAGTAACGACTGTGCTGCTGCCGTTTTCAGTAACGACAACGGTATTGCTGACGGCGCTGATGTTTACAGAAGTCATGCTGTGTATCCCTCGCTGACGTAAATAATGCCTTCAAGGTAGTATTCCTTGAGGCCGCTGGCATTAGTTAATAAAACGTCGTAATACGCTTCGTTTGGTAACGTCGCAGTTTGCTCGTCAGTCAGCGCAATGGCAACCGTACCAGTGCTGCGATCAGTGTAGGTGACGCTGAAGTCAGCGTATTTTGTGGTGCGCCCTTGGTTCCAAGTTTGAGCTGCGACGGTCCAGCCGGTCAGGTTGATCGCAACATTATTGCTATCTTTGAACTGCAGCGTGATGCTGTAGTCCGCCCGGCGCTGCAGGCTGATGTTGTATGTGCCAGGTGAAATAGCCATACAGCCAGCTTAGCGTCCCTGGCCCCTTAGCTTTTTGCGCCCGTGATTGGGCCGGCTGTGCTGCCCTTGACCTTGGCGTGTTTTTTTGGGCTTGCCGACTTGATGCTCGATACGCCCGGTGCCGGTTTTAGCGCGAACCGCCATTGCCTTTGTTTAGTTCTTGCACAAGGTACTGCCTCAATGCACGATCTGCTGGTGTTGGGTCTGGTTTCAGGTCGATTTCTAGGATTCGCAGCTTGAGCTGCTTGGCGTAATACTCCTCCAGCTGTGCTTTGACCTCAGCCGATTTGGCGTAGCGCGTTTCGACGGCGACGGTGGTGCCCACGATTGCCGTGAGCATCGCGATCACTGCACCTGCCGTAGCGAAGTGCTTTTCCATCAGCCCCAAGGCACGCCAGCGCTATGGGTAGGCGCCAGCTTTTCAGTGATCTGGTCGTCGAGTGCAGCGATGATCTCGGCAACCTTTTCATCACCGAAGTGCGAAGTCACCCAACCCACGACGACTTCTTCAGTCAACTGTGGATATGGGGTGCCGGTATCAGGCTCGGGTGCTTCAAGCCCGATGCTGCCGTAGGCGCCAGCTTGCTCGCCATCACGGAAATGCGTCACGGTGTAGTGAACGACATAAACCGTGCCTAGTTCATCGAGCTTGCGCTCCATGTTTGCCACCTTCCACACGGTGAAGGGGAAGTCAATGCCGGGCTTTAGATCAGTCATGGCGGTGTGGTGATGAGTTGAGGCTAGCTGGGGTGAGAAGTGACGTGGACTTCTCTGGTTACCAAGTAGACAACGCAGAGCGCTTCCAAGTGTTGGTAGCGGTGCAAACGTAGACGTAGTTGGCATCCCAGCAGATCTCACCAGCAGTTCCCGTATCTGTTGCAGAAGCAGGGGTTTTTGCGGTCCCGACTCTGATGCGATCTCCGTTGATCTGAAGTAGAGCACCTCCAGAGTTTGAGGATGCCCCCACTAGCAACCTGCCGGAGCTGTCGATGCGGGCGCGTTCTGAACGGGTTGTAGCTCCTCCTGTGTCCGTAAAGAACCCAATCTCCTGTCCGCCAATCGACAGTGAACGGTTGTAACCACCACTTTCAGTACAGTGAATTTCAGCGTTGCTTATCCCAGTTCCAGAAAATCGAATTGAACGCCGTTCTGCTGCATTTGTCTGGACATCGAGAACGCTTAAAGGGCTCGCAGTGCCGACCCCCAACCTGCCGGAGTTGTCGATGCGGGCGCGTTCGGTGTTAGCAGTAATGAATCGGGTTTCGCCGTTTGAAGCAAAACAAAGCGATCCGCCCTCGCCGCTATCCGCTGCTCCTGTGGTTGGGTTGTAGTTATTAGTAAGCCACAACTCACTACCTAAAGTTGATTGATAACCAAAGCGACCAATCGCCGTATAGCCGTTGCGGAGGATATGAATACCCTGAGCTGTGGTAGCCGCATCTCCTACGACTGTTAAGTTCGCACTGGGCGCAGTAGAGCCGACCCCTACTTTCCCACTCGCATCAACAAACAACCGCCCCGTGCCATTAGTCGAGATGGCTATTTGGTCTGCGCCGGGTCTGTAAATGCCGGTGTTATCGCCGTCAAACGAGATTCCAGGAGCTGCTGCCGTGCCATCGGGCACACCACGCATCAATTCTTCGATCGTGATGCGCTTGTTTTTATCGGCTGCCGCAGCTTCGCTGATGTCAACAATCGGCAGGTAGTCGCCAGATGCTGGCGTTGTTAAAGCGACGAGATCGGAGATTTTGCGGTTAGCCATATCGCTGTACGGTCGTCTTTCTATCTTAGCTAAGATCGAATAATTCCTTCAGCTCCGCCACGGTTAACCCAGCGGCTTCCAGCTTCTGCTCAGTGGTGAGCACTGGGGCGGGTTCAGGAGCAGGAGCAGGTAAGGGGGTGTTGCCTTCAGCAAGCCACTCCAAATACGCCTGGTAGTCGGTGTTGGCGGGGTCGGGAGGGATGCACGCCCCATCGCTGCTGCGGATGATGGTGTCGCCGGTGGTGAGTTGGTAGGTCATGGGTTACAGCTCTGCCGAAAGCAAGACGGGCATTTGGCAGCGCCAAGGGACGTTGGCAGTGGTGCCAACTCCACCGGGGAGGAACGCCTGAAAATTTGCACAGGTGGCACTAATTCGCCCAAATGACCAGCCCGCCTGCCCAGGATAGAACTGAGACTGGCCTTCACCATCTGCTGCCCCACCGTTGAGCACGGAATCGCAGGTTGGAGCCGCTCTCATTGGGACAGGATACGTGAACGGTGTTACAAGGTAGCCGTTACTTTCAGTGGATTGGCGCAATCCTGTTCCAGCAGCGGTAAGTCGCTGGTAATACCTCTGACACAACGCCAGCTCTTGCCCGTAACTGCGCCGCTCAAACGGGGTGGCGACGGTGCCCACTTCAAACTGTGCCAGTGAGAACGTACCACCACTAAAACGCACAGTTGCATTGGTGCCGCCCGTCAGCGTCACCTGCCCGCCGTTTGTCACAGGGCTGCCGTTAACTGTTGCTGTCGCGGTGCCTGTCCAGCTCAGCGTATAGGTGCCGCTGAGGATATTTAGTCCCTCGATTACCTGTTCAACACCACCGGCTGGTGCGGTGACAGTGCGAACGTTGGCGCTGTCTGTCCATGTGATTGACTGCCCGGATGTGACAACACGCCAGCGGTCCAATGTGTACTCATTGGCGCCACTCGTTGCAGTGCCGGAAACATAGCCGCGCTGATTGATAATCGGGTTGCCATTGATCAGCAGGTTGCGGATCCCGGCAAGCGGTCCGCCGTTCAGATTCTTGACGCGCACCTGATCGGTGCCAGCGTCAATCTTGAACAGGTTGGGCTCGGTGTCGCCCTCGATCCTGAAGTCAACATCGTTACCGCCATCGTTGAACACCACCTCAGTGGCGCCGTTGAAATTGACGCGCTGCGCGCCAGCGGTGGCGATGGCTACTTGATCAGTGCCAGGGCTGTAGACGCCGGTGTCGGTGCCGCTGTCCTTGAAATAAAGCGACGGCGCAGCAGCAGTGCCATCCTCGAGCGCGATGGTGCTCCACTCGCCATCGAGCTGGTACAGCGTGATCCATGCGCTATTCGCAGCGTTGCGGATCTTGAACAGTCCTGTCGTCGTATCCGCCCACGGCTGATAAGCGTAGGTGACGCTCGGCTCTGCTGCGCCGCTGTTCTGGCTAACGATGGCGGCCAGCGCATTATTCAGATCAGCCCGGAAAGCTGCGCCGCTCTGGTTGGCAATGATGTAGTCGTGTTGTGCCATCAGACGATCTCCCGGCCGTAGCCCGTGGCGATGTAGGTGAAGTCTCGGCTGATCACGGTGTTAGAGCTGTCGTAGAAGGTGACTGTAAAGCCAGTGCGGCTCTGTGATGTCACCGCATAGTAGTCGCCTGTCCCCATATTGTAAGCAGTGATGCCTACCGCAGGCGATTGGTAAAACGCTTCATCAAACGTCACGGCGTAAGCGGATGTGCCGCTCGTGATGCTGCCGGTTGATTCAGTGCGTTGCTGCAGCTCAAGCTCAGCACCAAGTTCGTCGATGATGATGTTCTGTGATTCGCTGAAACTGGTGGCGATGGTTTTGAACTGAAACGCTCGGCCACGCACGATGGCGTTGGCAAACTCATGCCAGTCGCTCCACGTTGGCGACGCCCCAGGATCGTCGTTGGTGGTCCGCACATACAGAGCAGCATTCACTTGATCCAGTACGTCGCCATCAATCGTTGGCCATGTGTCAATTAGGTCTGTCTGGTCATCCCACAGGTCGCCGAGTTGATAAGGCGAGCTGCGGAAATATCGGCGCATATTTAGGTCAAAGACGCCGCCAAGATCGTAGGTGCTACCAAACTCATATTCACCACTGCCTAAGTTGCTGCTAAGTGCGTCGATTGTTCCAAGGCCATCCCAGTTGCCGTCTGTTGCCAGATCATCAACAAAGACACCTAGCGTCAGAATCAAGCCATTCAGCGTTAAGCTGTAGATCATGTTGGTGACGTTGCCGGAGAACGGCGGCGTCTCTTGATCTTCGCGGTAGCTCTGCACCAACAGGCGCGGCTGAGGAGTTGGCAAATCAACGGCTGCAGTCGCTGGCGTTGCAGAGCGGTTGCCCGTGTCGTCCTCGAATTTGATCAGATAGGTGCCTTCCAGCAACGGCACCTGCTTTTGTGTTTGGCTGCCAGCCGCAGCGCTCACGATCTCTTGGCTGTCTTGCCACACTGCCCCAGTGAGCAAGGTGTTGTGGCGAATCAGCACCTTACCTCCAAGCAACACATCAAGCTCAGTGCTGCGATCCCAGCTCAGGATTGCTGTGGTGTCACTGTTGGGGATGATGCTGATGCCCGTTGGCGTTGCCGGTGGTGCAGTCTTACCGAAGGCTTGAACCGTAAGTTGCGCCGGTTCGGCAGAAGAGCGCAGTGATGCACCAAGGCTAAACACCCGGATTTCATAGGTGCCTTTTGTGGTATCAAGAATTTCGTAGTCAGGTCGCGCCTGAGTTGATGTTGTCCAGTTTCCATTTTCTCTGCGCCACTGCACTTGATACTGCGTAACGCCGAGCACTGACTGCCAGCTGACGATCAGTTTTGCTTTGGCGATACCGCCAGCGTCATATAGCACCTCTTGCGCCACGAGGTTGGTTGGCGGGTCCGGGATGATGTTGAGATCGGTGATGTCGCGCTGCTCAAGTGCAGTACCGCGCTCGATGTAGCTGTATTTGCTGGCGTTGTAGGCAATGGCGCTAATGGCGTAGTTGCTGCCGTCTTGTTCGCCAACAGTCAACACCCGCCACGTTGATGTTTGGATGTTGCTGGTTTGATAAATCCAGACGCTGTTCGCATTTGGCGCCACCGAAAACGCCGACGACACGGTGATCACTTCACCGGCGATACTGATGATGCCGCGCGTTTCAATGCTGCCATCCGGCAAAATCACCGACAGCTCAGCGCCGGCTGCTGTCAGCCCAGTGGCATCGTCAACGGTGACTGCCGTGGTCGTTGCAGCGGAGATGCGACCGCCACGCCGTGCGCCAGCTTTTACTGGATCCGCTACTTCAATAATTTGCCCAGGGCGCACCAGAACACCTGCGTCAATCGAGGAGGTAAAGCTGATGATCTCGCTTTCGTAGCGTTCCGAATACAGCAGCCATTCGCCGATGCGGTAAGCCTGTCCGCGACTGGTGCAAGCAAATGCGCTGATTTCGGTTTTGACGACGCCGTACTTTTGGATGGCTTCTGCGTCTTCTACAACCTCGTAGGCAATGTCGCGGCTGTTGAGATCGAGATAACTAACAACGCAGACCGTAGGCCGTGTCTTGCGGCTGCCGCCTTGATAGCTGAAGCCTTCCTCGGTGACGTTCGCCAGCGTGAACAGGTAGGCAGTATCCGCAGGCTTGTCTTGGCTGATCGTAAGTGCGCCAGTGCTCCAGTACGGCATACAGCGCATAACGCTGCACATGTCGTTGATGAGCCTGTACGCTTCTTCTGCGGTCTGGATGTTGACGTTGCAAGAGAAGCGTGGCTCTTGCCCGCCGAAGCCATCAGGCACCAGCTCGGAGCAATACTGACTGGCGGCGTAGAAGGCAAACTTATCGAGCTGCGCAGCTTGGATGTGATTACCAAAGCCGTAGCGCGCACTGGTAAGCAAGTCCCAAAGTATCCATGCCGGATCAGAGCACCATTGAGCAGCGCCAAACGTGCCATTCCAAATGCCGCTGTAGATCAGCCGCCCGGTTGTTTGATCAACGGTGGCATTACTGGGGATTTGTACCTTGATGCCACGGATTAAGTAGGACCGTGATGGGATGCGGTTGAACTGCTCGGCGTCAATACGTAACCACGTCAATGCACTATTTGGGTATCGCAGTTTGGCGTAGATAATTTCGGTGTAGCTGGTCCAATTGAAGGCGTTGACGACTTTAGGGTCAGTGCTGTCTGGCCGGTCACGTTCAACCTTGATGTCAATCGGATAGACGCTGGCAAGGTTGATCAGGTAGTCGCGCTGATAGGCATCGCCGGTGCGTCCGCTGATCGTGTCGGTAACGGCCAAGTTGTAACCGCCGCCGTTGTACTGAACGTAAATGCGCAGGCCCACTTGCGAGCCAAGCACATCGCCTTCATTGGTGAAGGTTTGCAGTTGCGGCACTGTGATCGTGATGCGTGCAGCGTTGACGTTGGTATCCGTAATGGACCGGACAATAGGCGACGCATATTGCACTTCAACGCCTACTGCCTTTTCATCCTCTACGTCAGACGTGCCAGGGATGTAGGTTTGGTCTTGCGTGCCATTGCGCGTGGCAATGGTGACGTTCTGGAAGTTATAGGTGCCGTTTGCATTTTGCAGCGGCGTGTTATCAAGGAAAATGGACTGATGCCCATTCTTCAGCCCTTCAATTTCGCCCTCGCTGATCAGATCAAGGACTTGCGCATATTGCTTGGAATTGAGACTGTCGGTTTCAGTGACAGGCGTACGTGGTGCGGGCTGCGATTGTGCGCCACCGCCTTTGCCGCCACCACCACCAGCGCCATAGATGCGTGCCATCAGCCCGTCACCTGCACAGTGTCAATACCAGCCGAAATGGTGACAGAGCCAACTAAGGTCTCGCCATAGACGATTGGCACTGGTGTGCCTTGCCTGCTGGTGTTTTGGATGCCGCTGAAGCTGTAGCTTTTGCGGGGATCGTTGTTGTCTTGTGGTGTGCCGGGCTGATTGATCTTTGGTGTGGGAGTGAGCAGTTGAGCGACGCCGCCGAGAATCAGCGATGCGCCAACAATGCTTGCAGCAGTACCAATGCCGGTCAAGATGCCACCGGCTGTAGCGGCTTGGCCAAAAATACTGAATGTGCCAAAAGCGCCTGCGCCTGGCAGTAAAAATGACAAGGCAATTAAGCCAATGCCTGCCAAAATCTTACCCGTTGCACCACCAGCCCCCGCCAGCACCGGCACCACCTTGATCTCCTGCTGCCCCGCTGGATTGTGCAGCTCCTCAGCAGTCAGGTCATAGCGGCCAACACTGACGCGGTAATTCTGATCCGCCATGTGCTTCTCAAGCTGCGGGAAGTTCACCACAAGAAACCGCACAGCCTCAGCGGCGCTTGCTACATCCGCTTCAAACACACGCTGCCCAAGGAATTTGGCAAGCCGTCCATAAACGCGGATTTTACGCAGCATGGCACGATCTACCCTCCAACCATCGTAACGAAGGCAGGATGGCGCAACCGTTTACCAGTGCATTTCTGCAGCCAGCCACCACCGCCGTACAGATCACGGCTGCTCAGTCGCCCACGGATGTGATGCAGCACCATGCCGTCACCGATGTAGACGCCGCAGTGGTTCAAGCCCTTGCCGCTGATGTTCATGAGCAGCGCATCACCCTTCTGTAGCTCCTCGTGCTCCTCGAGCTCGCGGAAGCCAGCCTCACCCCAGCAGCCGTCAAACATCGGCGCTGCCTCAAACTGCTCTGGCGTCAGCGGGCGCTCCCAATCTGGGAGTTGCAGGCCATGCTCAACGTACCAATCACGCGCCAGCGTCCAGCAGTCGCTGATCCCCCAGGTCCATTGCCTGCCGATCAACGGTGCTTTGTAGCCGCTTGGCTTGCACTCGCCCCAGCCGCCGGTGTTCGGATTCCAGATGTACCACGGCAGTCCGCTGGCCTCGCACGCCATCAGATCCGGCTGGCTCGGTGCTGGCGGCGTGCTCGGATGCGAGTGGAACACCGCGACGATTTCGCCGGCATCTTCGGCGGCTGCATAGTCGGCAGGGTCAAGGATGAACTGATCGCTGCCGCTGCTGAGATTGCGGCATGGCCAATAGCGTTCGCGACCTTTGACCACCACCACAAGCCCGCACGCCTCACGCGGTACATCACCGCGTGCATGTTCCATTGCAGCGTGCTTCCAAGTCATCCGCTAAAGGCTCCGATGCCTGGGAAGCTGCCAAAAGGCAACTCAGCCGTAGCGCCAAAGTGCGCTTTGCAGTCAGTCAATGTCTTGAGGCACGTCGGTAATCCACCGCTGTAGCCGCACTCGGTTGACTTGTAGACCCATTGGCAGATGTTGGCGATGCACTGCCGCTTCGGTGCACTTACGCCAGCAAGGTCAAAAGCTGCCGCAAGCTCAAACTCCACCACGTCACGGTTCTCAACAACCTTGCGATCGACGTAGTAGATCTCACGCGGAAACTCAGCCGTTGGATCTGCCGTCGCATTGATGGATTCCAAATAGATACCGGAACCGTCTTCATACAGCAAGCTGAAGTCGTCTTCAGTTAAAAAGGTGTCTACAGCTGGAAAGTTCTCAGCATCTAGATAGCGTCCGAGCGTGCGAATCCGCGTAAACTTCGCGCCTTCCAAACCATCAGGCAGTGTCAACAGCAATGCTGTGATCGTGCTAAGGATGTTGCTAATGCGAATTTTTGGCCGCGGCAGTTGGCCATTGCCGCTGTATTCAAAACCGTCAGCCTCCACTGGGAAGCGCAAATAATTATTGCCGTTCCATATGATCTCGCCGTCGTTGTTCAAGCTGGTGCCAGCGTGAAATCGGTAGATGTCGTTGGTGCCGTGCTGAGCGGTGTTCAGCTCCAGCTCAAACAGCTCGATGACCGCGCCTGGGGCTACTTCCTGCAGGGCTGAGACGGGGACGGTCATGGCTCAAATACCCTCCGCAACGTCATCTGAAGATCATTATTATTGTGATTATTATACGTTGTGCTCCATTCGGCGCAAACGTATTTGCCGTCCGCGGCAGTCAATGGATCGGTCCAGGTGAATGCAGTGCTCCCACGCGCCTGCCGCAAAAATGTGCGAATCGCATCACGCTCTGTGTTAGTGCGATTGCGGAACTGCAAATTCCAGGTTTCCGTTTGAGCATTGAGGCCAAATTTCAAACGCTTTGTGTACCCTTCTCCGAACTGAAAAGAGCGAGTATTCGACTCGTAATTTTGATCGGCTGTGAAATCAGGAATCCATGTGAATGTCGTCGCGGCGCCAGCGGGCGTAGCGATATTTGTCTGGCCTGGTTCGTAACGCAGCTCAAACTCTGCTTCAACTGTTCTGTAATCGCAAGACTCAAGCCGCGCATTCCAGTTGGCGCATATAAACTGCGCGGTTTCGCCGAAAGGCGTCGTCCACTCAAATGCCTCTAGCCCATCACGCGCTTTAAGAAACGCAATAATTCCAGCAATATCGGATGTGCTTCGATTGGTGAAGCTAAGGCTCCAGGTGTCGCGAAATGGATTGATGCCAAACGTAATGCGCTGCTCATAAGTACCAAGCCGCGTTTGACTGACGCGAGGCTGCGAGCTTTCGCTTGCTGGTCGATCAGGCGTGTAAGTAAAAGTAGCCATCAGGCAAGCAAGCCTCCAGGACGCTTCTGCTTGATCAACTCAGCTTGAACCGCAGCAGCAACAGCGCGACCAAGTTGCTGGCCGCGATTGTCGTCGCCTTGAACCTGAGTGCCCTGTGCATCCACGTTCACCGTCACGCTAGTTGTGCCACCCCCTGCAACACCCAGCTTGCCATCCCGCCCACGCTTCAGCGGAATGATCGCTTCAGGGCCAGCTTCACCCATCAGGCCAAAGCGACCGCTGCCGCCATCTGCGTAACGGAAGAGGGTCGGCTTGTTGACGATGCCGCCCATGGCGAAGGGTTGGATGCCGTTTTTGGCGAATGCCATGCCGTTGGCGGCAACAGCAGCGACTGGGATAGTGCCACCAGGCGTGGGGAAGAGCTTACCGATAGCTGAGATTGCCTGATTGATCACATAAATCTGAATCAATTGACGAGCAATATCTTGCAATACAGTTGCGGCAATTTGACGTAGGCTGTTCCCCCAGTTTTCAGTGCCATTGATCAAGAGGTCGAACGACTGAGCAAAACCCTGCTGCAGTGGGTTCAACACCGCATCCTTAAGTTGTTGCGCGTCTTGAATTGCTTTGTTGCGCTTTTCATTTTGAATTGCGAGCTGTTGATTCTGCTTGTTGAGCGTATCTAGATTTTGAAGCTCAAGATTGTATTGCTGCGTAACTGCGTCAACATTTGCGCCTTGATTGATAAGGGCTTGTGCCTGCACTTGCAGGCGACGTTTTTGAGTTTCATAAGACTGCTGCAGTGTTGTCAGTTCCCTTGCGATTGCCGGCTCATGGCCTTCGTTCAAGTATTTCACTTGCAATTCAATCTCACGGGTTTGATCCTGCAGCGTCTTGTAAGTATCCCGACTGGTTTGAGTAATTTCGGATAGAACTCCAAACTGCTCTTGCAGTTGGTTCTGGTTGATCTGCTGGATCTGCTGCTGAGCACCTTGCTGCCTGAGCTGAGACGTTGGTGCTGCACCTTGAATTGCTTGAGCAATCAATCCGAGCGGGCCGGGTGATGCGCTTGCAATGCTTCCATAATTTCTGGCAAGACGAGAAATATCGAATCCACGTCCAGGTAGCATTGCGCCTTCAAATTTGCTTTCGATTCCTGGTTCAATGCGAGGCGGCTCATTTAGTTGCATGAGTCTTCTTATGTTTATCCCGTCAATATCCTGCGCTTCTTCTAGCCTTATCTCCTCAATGATGTCGCCTGTAATCGCTCTAATGGCCTTTTCGACGCTTGCCCTGCCGGTCCGTGGATTACCACCAGTTGGCATCTGATATGGCTTTACACCCTGCTTAAGCTGCTCTCGCACACCTTTTCTTAGAACATCTAATTGTGTTTCAGTTAAATAGTCACTCAAATCATTGATAATGCCATACATCCCTCCCATTTGATTCAATTTTCTGAAAGCGTCTCTAGCCACCACCTGGGCGACTCCTTCAAAGGTGGACAAGCTTGCGGCTGCCGGCGCGCTCCTTTTGTTTGTTCTCCAACGATTTTCTCTTTCTTTCCATTGCGCCTCCAGTGGATCCGACTGTCTAGCCCTCTCAACTGCTTGCGCTCTCTGTAATATCGTTTGCGTCCTCGCCGGATTCGGAGAGAGCATTTCATTTATTTCTCGTCGGCTATACGGATACACACTCCGCCTTGCTTCTTCAATCTTGCTATACAGCACAGTGAGAGGACGCCCTATCTGTCGCAGCATCTTTTGCAGGGGAAGTGGCTGCAACCCAGCAACATCTTCGTAACCACGCTCAGCCCCAAGTAGGCCAAGGAATTGCTCGCCAATGCCGCTGCGCGTAGGCAATGAGCCTTGACGGCCTTGAGTCTGCTGAGAAAGCTTCCGCAGGAGCTGTTCAAGATTTACATCAATTCGTTGAATTTGCTGCGGTACTTCTTCTGCTCCAAGATTGCCATAAACGGGTCGGCCACCAACGAATCCAGAAGGCTCTCCAATTGGCTGAAGGCCAAACTGAGTGCGCTGTTGATTAAGACTGCTCCGCTGCAACACCTGCGAAACAATCTGCGCCGCAAGCGTGATCCGCTTGGCCGCAACACCACTTCCTTCTTCAATAATTTTTGCTGAAGCCTTGGCGAAATCACGCTGAATTTCGCCAATGCGTTTTGCGTAATTTTCGTTTGCTTCTGCAATTTGCTTTGCGGTGTTTTTCTGGAAATCTGCAATCGTGCGCTGCTGCGTGAGCTCCTTGTCGAGCAAGTCTTCCTCAACCCTGATGCGATCCTCAGTGGCGCGCTGACTGATTTCGGCAGCCTTGCGTTCAGCTTCAATAACCTCAGGATCCTCTCCAGCAGCAAGCCGGCGCAAGCGATTTAGCTCGCCAGCGCCAAATTCCATCTCACGACGAGTACGCTCAATGTCGCGTTCAATCTGACGGCGCTCATCGCCAAGCTGTTGCTCAATTTTTGCCGCTTGCTCGATTGCGTCTTTTCTGATCTTCGCAATTTGCTCTTCACGTTGACGGCGGGCGTCAAGCAAAGCTTCTTCTCTTTGCTCTACTGCTTGTAGGTATTGCTGGCCAAGTTTTTCCTTGTCAGCCTTGGCTTCATCGTCTTGACGCTGCTTCCTCTCCTTATTGGTTTCCTTTTCAATTAGGCGAAGCTTAACAAGAGCTTCTTCAAGAATTTTTACCTCCTTGGTCGCTTCCGCTATCCCTGGAAGCAAATCAGCCATAAAACCAAGCCCTGGAACAACGCTTTTTCGCAATGCCGTCTCGCGACTGCCAGCTTCAAGCAATGCCGTTTCAAGCTCTTCAATCGACATTCGCTTTCCAAGCACTTGCTCCTGATAGAAGCCAGCACCAGGCTGAATAGCCCTTAGCTCAATCAGCTTGTTAATTACGCGATCAATGCCGCGAATTGAGCGAGCGGCAAAGTCTTGGAAAGCAGCGCCGCTAGGTCCAAGCGCATTACCGATGTTTTTCTGAAGATTTTTGAGCGCAAGATCCAAGCGCGCACCGGCTTGCTCGGGTGAATCAGCAATAATTTGCGCAGTACGCCCGTACTTCTTAAGAGAAAATTCAACAAATTGAACAAACTGCGCGAGCGTGACCTCACCAGCCTGAAGATCCGCGTCTAATTTTTTTGTACTCTTGCCACTTGATTCGGCAAATAGCGCAAAAGCACCAGCCAAGCGCTCACCAATCTGACCGCGCAATTCCTCTGCACTTAATTTGCCTTTGCTGAAGACCTGAGCAGCAGCAACAAGAGCGCCATTTACGTCCTGAATACTGCCTCCAGTCGCAAGGACTGAAGCGCTAAGTCCCTTGAAGGTGTTTTCGGCGTCCTTGATTGTGCCGCCAGATCCAATAACGGCAGCCGTCAGCTTGGTAAATTGCTGCGTGCTTTGCAGAATTGGGATGTTGAATTGCTGTGAAGCCGATTCAATTGCCCCAAGCGCTGACCTGTAATCCTCAAAGCTGTAAACAACGCCTTGCAGGGCAAGCTGCAGTCTGCGAATTTCTGCTGCATACTCAGCGGCCGCACCGGCCGCCTGCCTCAAACCACCAACCTGAGCGCCCCCAGCCGCACCTGCAAACGCACCACCAACGGGGCCAAGCCCGGGAATCGCAAGACCAGCTGCAAAGCCACCAAGGCCACCAAGGAAGCCTTCAGGGCCACCAAAGATGCCACCGGAGATGATGGCGCCAGCGGATTGAACGGCTTGTCCTGTTGTAAGGCGACGGCGGCGAAGCTTATCGCGCGCTTCCAGGCGTCGGTCGAAGTCATTGAGTTCTTTCTTGTAAATTTGCTCCTGAATGGAGTAAATCTCATCTGCCTGAGCTAGCGTTTTGTCAATTTCAATTTGGTCATATTTTGCTTGAATTTGAGCTCTTTCAACTTTTGCATTTTCATAAATACGATTAACATCATCTAGTGCGCGCTCAATAGACTCCTGAGCACGGCGTCCCATTTCTGGGAATGGTTGCGGGCCGATTGGAGTGGGGTAGGCGGCTTCATCGACGCGAATGCGGCCTGGCGTGCGTGCACCCGCAGCAATCATTGCTCCGGTAACCGGATCGCGATAGCCACCTACGCCAGGAGCAAGCGGACCTTGAGTGCGGTAATACTCCTGAATACCAGCCAGCTTTCCGGCCCTTCTTTCCGCGCCCGCTTGAGCAATATCTAGCTGCTTGAATGCTTCAGCCGTACCTGTTATTTCACGCCGCAGCTCACGTTGAACCTCTGTAATTCGATTCGAGACATCAACATACGCGCTGCTGCTTCGATTGGTATTTAGTAGGCGTTCAGAAAGCTCGGCCAGCTCTTGATTTAATGCGGCCGTAGTATCAGGCAAATCACCAAAACGCCTTGCAGCATCTCTGAAATCAAACAAACCAGAACCTTCAGCAAAAGCCGCAGCTCCAATGCGAACAGATTCACGACCAGTCCTGACCGACTGCTCATACATGAGCTGTCTTTGCTGAGCAAGCGCGCGATTCAAGCGCTCCTGTGCAGCGGCACGAGCTTCAATGTTCTCTGCCAGCCTGCGTTCTCTGGCAGATTGCTGATCAATACCATCTACAATTGCGCGCTGCTCATCAATTAGCAGTCTGAGGTCTTGAAGCTGTTTGCGCGCACCAGCAGAGGTAGAAGCAAGCGCCTGGCCTAAAACCCGCCCAAACGCTCGACTCGTTTGAATTGTTTGAGTTTCAGCCTGCTGCAATTGCGCAGTCAGCTCAGCAATATCACGCCCAAGATCATTAAATACAGAACCAGTAATTGTCGCCTCACCACGCAACCGGCCAAGATCCGTGATGTAGGACCTAAGAGACTGCTGTGATTGATTTGCGCCGGTCGCAACAGATAAAATGCTTTGCCTTAATACTTGGATCTCACCGTCCGTACGGCGAGAAGCCTGGCGAAACCTTTCAATATCACCAGCAAGTTCAGCCCAAGCAGTAGAGCCGCGCTCCGTCTGAGACTGAAGCCCTCTCAGTGCTTCAATCTGACCCTTAATTACTTGCTCAGTATTTCTGCCTTCTCTGCCAAACGCAATAATGCTCTCGCGAGCCCGTTCGATCGTTGCAGCACTAGGCCCTAGTGATTTCTCAAGCTCACGAAACGAACTCTTCAACTTGTCCAGGCCCTGAAGACCTCGGAGACCAAGCTTGATAAGAATTTCGCTGACTTGCTTGCTAGCCATCCGAGCCCTTAGCCAATTCGCTTAACGCTGCAGCCTCCATTATCTGAAGACCTTCAAGCATCTCGCGGCGATTCTCCACATTGTAGAGGTCAAACAACCCGCCAGCACATAGCAGCACGTCATATCGCATGCCCATGTAGCCGGCCATTGTGGTCGTCCACTGCGTTTGCATGCGCAGGAACATCATCACAATGTCCCAGTTTTCATCCCACACCTCAAAATCAGCCGACTCCTCCTTCGGCTGCTCGGGCAGGACGATGCCGAATGCAGCAGCGTCCTCGCCCGACTTATCCTCTACCCTCTTGCCGCCGCCCGCCCAATAGACGGCAGCATCCTTCAGTTTCCCTGGCGGCCGCCTTCAAAGGTCTCGGTGTAAGCCTTCAGCACGCCGCGAATCCAATAAGGGTCATCGCTAAATTCGCGCATCGCTTCAAGCGAAAACGGCACTTCCTTGCCTTCTTCGTCAAGAATGCCGTCCCAGCCAACCATGATCACCTTCAACAGGTCCAGCTCGCCCTTCTCGCCAAGCTTCTGAAATTCCTTGCGGCCCACGCGCTTGAACTTGGCATCGAAAGTAGCCGTATCGAAAGTGCCGCCGTCAGCAGGCTCCTCGATCGATACAGGCCAGCTAAAAATCTTGACCTTTTTACGGACAAATGCCATGCGTAATGAACGCGATACTGCAACAGCATACACCCGATAAAAAAGGGCCGCATTAGCGGCCCTAGGGTTCTCCGTCCGAATCCAGATCAAGTGTAGACCAGGCTGAACTCGTCGTTGCCGGCAGTGCTAGGCACGCAGGTGTAGGGGATGTTCAGCATGTGGATGCCATCCTGATCGCTGTAGCTCACATCGCCAATATCGACTCGGGTGGAGGCGAAATCAATGATGTTGCCAGCGGTCTGGCCGTGCTGGAACAGCAGGTTGCCAAGTGTGCCGTCGCTAAGTGCAGCAGTGAAATAATTCTTGGTTGCCATGGTCACAGCTTCCAAGGTCACGCTGCCAGTACTGGCGCGATCAGTCAGTAGAACCTCTTTGGTGCAACCAACCAGCTCGCGATAGACAAGCGTGTTGCCCACATCAAACGACACCGACTGCAGACAGCCGGCATACGACAACAGCTCAAAGCCAGTGGTATTGCCAGCCTTGAACACAGCAGGCGTTGCTTGATCGCCGTAGGTGACCGAGGGCAGTGCCGTATCGGTCGGGGTGTTGTAGATGCCGGTGAAGGTGAAATCAATTGTGGGGATTTCGCCGACAGCACCGTTGATGGTGAACGTACCGCGAGCGCCGGTCACCTTGTGCAGCACACCATCAATGTTGTAGTAGATGGTGCAGCTGCCAAAGCTTGCGCTGACGGGCGCATAGGTCACGCTAGTGGTAGCCACGATGGTTTCGCTCATGCCGCAGGCAAGCAGAGCTTTGCCGTAGCGAGGAGCAGTACCAGCAGTACCGGAACCAGCAAGCTCAACGCTGAAGGTGCATTCAACGCGAGTATTGGCCAGCAGTTGCTCAGATGCACCCAGGTAAGGGCGCACAAGGTCACGGCTTACAACGTCACTCTGCAGCGGAGTGATGTTCAGATCGCGAACCAGAACGGCGTCGGCGCCGGTCGGAGTCGGATCCGTCCCGTAGGTCGATTCCGACTCCAGCAGAATCAGACGTTTCCGAGTTAGAAGGGGCATTGGAAATTACCTCTTGTGGAACAGGTGGCAGCGTCCGCTTAACGAGAGTGCGGATGCCTGTCTCGGGGTCAAGGATGTACGAGCCACCTTGCCCTTGAAACTCATCAATCACTGTAAATCCAGTGGCTTATCAGACTCTACGTCGCCAAACTCGCAACACTTGTACGATATTGAACAATATAATCATTGAAAATTACGCCAGCGGGCTGGTCCGAGTCGAACATGTTGAACGTCACCTCGTCCGGCTGTACGTCAATCGCATAACCGCCCAAGGTCAGATCAGCGACCATCCGAGCGTGCATATTCTCGATAATTGGATCCGCAAGCTCATCTGGCGTATCGCCACGCACAATCACGCTCACACGCACGCGCATCCGCCAATCAAGTGTCGGCAAACTCGTGTTCTGCGCGGGCGTGTCGCTAATCGCCTCGATAACAATCGCAGGCGATTCAGCGCGTTGCACCGCCGTCACTCGACTGCGATACACACGCCCGTCAACGCCATGCGTAGGAGTGAGCTTATCTTTAATGACGCGCAAAATGCGCTCACGCTTGGTTGTCATTGAATCCCCTCTTAGGAAGCGGACCAAACGCGCCAGGATCGACCTGCTTGGTCACAATTGATTTTGCTCGATAATAAATGTAGCTATCCGTCTTTCCAGCTTGCTCTAGCGCCTGCATGACCTTGACCCAATTCTTAAATGTGTCGCGGTCCATGTTCATTATGCCTTCACTTCTATTGCGCTTATCCGGCCGCGTTGAAAGCTGATTGACGTTGTATCGCTGTGATTCGCCACAAATAGCGAAACCTCATCGCCATTAGCCAATTCAACCATCCAAAAGCAGAACAGCTTTGTGATCTGCGTATTCGAGCCGGTAAAAGCGCGACACTCGGACTGCGAAATCACTGCCCCGTTCTTTGCCAGGCTGATACCCAGCGTATTGTTGTTGCCAGCAGATGCGTCCATGCTGGCCATTACCTGAAACAGCTTCGTTGCGCCGCTGTCGTTCTTCAGGCCAAACGTATCCGAAGTGCCAAGCACCACTTGATAGTCACTAGCCGCATCGAATGTCGCAGTCAGCCCAGTGCTCTGATACGTGCCAGCCGTAGCAATCGCAATCGTGCCGCTGGTCATCTTACTGGCCTGACCGCGCGCCAGCACGCCTTCGATGTAATACGACAACGCTGACCATGCACTCACACCATTGCCGACCTTGTACTTGCGCGTGTCAGTCTCAATACCAACCTCACCCTCAAGCAAAATCGGGTTCTCTGCGGTCCATTGCGCCGCACTACCGTTGCGAAGCTTGAATCGGGTGATCGTGTCGCTCATGGGACTCCGCCGTCAAGAACATTACCGTCGACATAAACGGTCCCAGGACCGCCTGCATCAAGGATAACTAAGCTCTCTGTATCGGCTCCATCGCCATCAAGCACCGCAGGCGACACTGCAGCCAACACAGGTGTTGCGCTGCGCTGCAGCATCAGATCGCAAAACTTGCCGTCATCAAGCAACTCAACATTGCGCACCGTATAAGGCAGTCCATCCACGTTGACGCCAGCGCCATACTGCAAATCACCAAACAAGCTCGCAAGGCAGGTGACTTTGTAATCAGTGGTCATCACCACGCCATCAGCGATCATCTCGCTTGGCATATCCAAAATCCCTAGCCCACTCGCAGACCCAGCCGAAATCGGAACGCCGAAATCAGCGAGAAATACGCTTAGGTCTTCGGTGAATGCCATGCAAACAGCATAAAGCCCCAGATCGCCGAAGCAACCCGGGGCTCAGTGTGTACGTCTATCAGGCGTACTTCTTCACGCCAACGCCATTGATGGAGTAGGTGTGAGTCGAGGTCGAGGTGGTCGACACAGCCTTGATCCAACGCTTAGCAGCGCCCTTGGGGAACACCAGATACTGCTTATCAGCAGAGGTACTCACCTGAGCAAACGCCACAGCGGCAGAAGCCTGCTCGGTGCCATCAAGGTTGAACACAGTGGTCACATCGGTGTAGCTACCACCGGAGGTGTCGCTCGACTGGATTTTCACGTCCAGGGTCGAAGTGCCACCAGCCTCAACATCAAGAATGATCACAAGGTCGCCCTCGTAATCGTTCATGTCAACAGCAGTGCCGTTCAGGTTGGAAGTGCGCTGCGCAGTAGGAGCTAGAGCAAAGTGCTGGAGCTTTTCCAGACCGGTAGAAAGGATGGCCATGATCAGTCCTCAATAGAAGGGGCGGGTTTGGCAGCCTTACGCACCGGCTTCACCGGCTTCGGCTCTTCCGTCACCTCAACAGGTGCGGGCTTCTCCACGGCAGGTGCAACAACAGCCTTACCGCTACCAACCAACAGATTGCCGTCAGCCTCACTGACCTCGACAAAGGAGCCGGCGCTAACCGGCTCCCCCGAGATCATGACTTGACGCAGGATCTCGATCCTCATGATCAGGTGCCGAGGCAGAAGGCGCCAGGCTGCTTCACAGCCACATCCACGTCCTGCAGAGCAATCACGCGGACGGTGCCAGCAGTAGCACCAGCGTAAGGATCAACAGTCAGATCCAGGCCAGACCACATGCCCATGATCATCATGGAGAAGTCGCCGAACAGCGCATCGTTGTTCTGAAGCTGGTTCG